CAAAGCACAACCCGACTAATACAAACAGCACAACAAACACAACAGAAGATTAGATATGACAGTCACAATAAAAGACACAAACGATATGCTGAACTTTTTGGTAGCCCAATCCGATTCTCGCAAGGATTGGTTTGGGTTTACTCAACAACGCATAACAGCTATCACGTTGGCACATGAAATCGCGGCAAGGCACGCGGATAAATTTACGCCCGACCAAATTGTTGATTACGTCTATACGTTAAACAACGCGCTTTACCAAAAGATCATTAAGCCTTTGGGGTAATGCTATGCAAATGTCTTTCAGGGTTAGTGGCCTCAAAGAACTTAACGCCAAGTTGAACGAAATTCAAGATGAAATTGGCGATAAGAAAACAAACAGCAAGATAGTTGTTCCGGCTATGCGCGAGGCCATGCAACCCGTTTTGCAAATGGCACAAGCTAACGCGCCGGTTGATACAGGCGGTTTGCGTTTGTCATTGCAAGTGGAAGCACGAAGGCCAACAAGGGCCGACAGGCGTTCTAAATATGTATCACCCTACGATTCGGTCATTGCAATAGTAACGACCGCATCAGGTAGGAAATTGGCTCGAATGTCAGAGGGGGCAGGACTTAAACAAAGTAAAAAGAAACTAAGCGCAATGACACAAGATGCACATTACGGTGCGTATCTTTCTAACAAGTTTGCGGGCATTAAAAGCGATGCCCGCGCAATAGCACAAGAATTTGGAACGGCACATAACGGGGCAAAGCCATTTTTGCGTTCCGCTATTGAAGCCCAACAAAGTTCAACAGTAAACACTTTGGCGGCAATATTGCGCCGAAGACTAACAAAATACACGACTACAAAATGACAAAATTAAGTTCAGCATTTGGCGACAAGTACCAAGCCAACAAAAAGAATTTGCTTACTCGTTCATTTGAATTGGGCGGGCATACGTTCAAAGTACGCATACCTTTGGTCGCCGAATCAGAGGCGATATACAAAAAGGTATCCGAACCAAACGATGATTTGATTAACCAAACATTTGTTGAAATTACAAAACCTTTGCGTCAATTTGAAAAAAATCAAACAGAAGAATTTAAGTTTACCGATGACGATATTTTGATTGAAGGTCGGTCAATGCGTGAGGCGGCAAAAAACAAAGCAATTACTGAAGCCCGCATTACTGAGTTTTTTAAACTCCTAGTTCCTGAACTAGAGGGTGCAAGCCTAGAAGATTTGACCTATGCCGATATACAAGATGAATTCCCAATTTCTGTACAAATGATGATTGTCGAAAAGATTGGTGAAGTCATTAGCCCGACCTATAGGGAAGCGCGGGGAAACTAATAGGCTCGTTAAAAACTCAATGCTTTGCGGCAATGATTTTTAACGGGCATACCCTAGAAACAATATCAGAATTGGACGATGTAACGATGGCAAATATACAAACAATGTATGCCGATGGCATGGTCGGAAACTACGGAATTCTTACGCAATTGGCAACCCTGACTAACGGGGTTTTTAATTACATGAGAACAGCGAATTCTGCGCCTTATAAGCTAGTCAACATTTTGGGTTCTGCTTATGATTACATCTACCCGCCGCTGTCTGAAGAAGATCAGAAAGCAAGTGCAAACAATAGCCTTTTGGCCTTTATGACACAGGCGCAAGGATTTGATGCAAAACTTTTTGGGGTAGAAAATGGCTAATAATATTGCCCGCTTGGGCGTTGTTCTAGGGCTTGATTCTGCGGAGTTCAACAGAGGCATTGAAGCCGCCGGAAAGAAACTTGAACAATTTAGCCAAGCCGCCGAAAAGTTTGGCAAGATTGGTGCGGTTGCATTGGTTGCCGCTTCTGCCGCCGCGCTTAAATACGCCGATGAACTTGCCGATGTAGCCGATGCCAACGAAGTAGCAATAGGCAAGGTTCTACAGCTATCTGATGCCCTTGCTAACTCAGGCGGCAAAGCGGATAACGCGGGCAAGATGCTGTCGGCCTTTGCCAAGTTTATTGATGATGCCGCGGGCGGTTCAGAACAAGCGCAGAAAACCGCAAAGGCGCTAGGCGTTACGTTGCAAGACTTAGGCAAACTTTCACAGGAAGAATTGCTAAACAAGTTGGTTGCAAACTTAGCCAAAGTTGAAGACCCCGTAACGCGCAACGCTAAAGCAATGGAGATTTTCTCCAAAGCCGCCAAAGGCGTTGACATGGTTGGCTTTGCGGAAAAAATGGCTACTGCAAATCCGCTTATTGCTGAACAGGAAAAGGCAATAAAAGCCGCCGCTGATACTTACGACTTGTTAGCCCAAACATCCCGCGATGTGATGTTAGTTTTGGCTACTGAACTTGGGCCAATTTTAAAAGATACTGTTGGCTACTTTAAAACATTAAGTGATAACGGCGTATCACTTAGCGCAATCTTTAAAACTGTATTTCAAACCGTAGCGGTTTTAGGTTCTGAAATCGCTTACTTCTTTAAAGCTATCTTTGATGAAATAGGATTTGCATACACCAATGCGGTTGTTTTAGTAACTAAGGGTGTCGATGCCGCAATCGAAGCTAACAGAAAATACAACAATTCTGTTTTAGCGCAAAAAATACAGTTAGATTTATTTCAATCTAAAGTGATGGGTGAACCCCAATACGGTAATTCAATTGATGCGTTGGTGGCAAGTGGTGGGCCAAAACCTAAAGCCCCAAGCGGCGGTCGAAATGTTACTGATGCCGCAGAAAAAGAAAGAAAACGATTAGCCGAAGCCGCCTCCAAAGAAGCAAAGCGATTAGCAGAAGCACAAGAAAGAGAACAAGCAAGGCTATTAGAAAAATACAGAAATGAAATTAAAGAACAGGCCAACAATGCAACAAGGGCAGAATACCTAGAAGTTACAGCGTATCAAAACGCTATAGCAACAATTAGGGCAAAAGAACAATCTTTAAAAATTCAAAATGATATTTTTGCAATTGAACAAGCAAACCAAAATTTGCGAAGTGACGATGTAAAACTTATTAAAGATTTGTATTTGAATGAACAGCAAAGACTTGAAAATATCAAAGAAATTCAAAAAAATAATATTTTAGATTCTGACGCAAAAGCGCATTTAATTTCACAAGAAAACGCATTAGCCGATGCAACTGAACGCTATTTACGCGCACAGAACCAAGCGGTTCAAGCACAACGCGAAGGCGCATTTGGCGAAGGCTTTATGAAAGAAGGTTCGCGTTTTTTCCGCGATATGCCAACCGATTTAGAAAACGGGGCAAAGGCTTTTCAATCTGTCATGGGCAACATGGAAAGCGCCCTAGATAACTTTGTACGCACCGGCAAGCTATCGTTTAAAAGTTTAGCCCGTAGCATCATTCAAGATTTAATTGCCGTTCAGCTAAAGGCATCAGCATCGTCTATTTTCCGAACCCTGTTGGGCGGCTTTGGGTTTATGAATGACCGCGGCGGCATGGAACTGTCGGGCAGTTTAGGTTTTGCCGATGGCGGTAGCCCCCCTGTTGGCAAGGCTAGTATTGTGGGCGAACGTGGCCCTGAACTGTTTGTGCCAAGGTCAGCGGGAACAATTATCCCTAACCACGCATTAGGCGGCATGGGAGGCACTACCAACGTGACTAACAACTACATCAATGCCATTGATACCAAATCGTTTGAAGAACGCCTGTACGGTTCTTCTAACGCAATTTGGGCGGCAAATCAGTACGCTAACAAATCGTTGGCGGTGAACAGGGGTCGCGCATGAGTTTTCAAACAATCTTTGACATCCAACAATCGATGACGGTTAACAACCGCCGAATGGTTGGACAACAGGTCGCCCGTAGCGGCTACATTACCGTGGCGCAGTATTTAACTGCCGTGCCTTGGGTGTTTACGGTGTCGCCTCATGCTTACCTTTACTACCCGCAAGTGCGCGATGTCATACAGGCCATTGATAACAAAGACCGGCAACTACCCGAATCAATTAGCTTTGCAAGTACAAACCTTTCTTGGTTTACCACTAACCGAGGTACGGCTACGGTGTCGGTTTTAAATGGCGCACCCGCGGCTAACACGCAAACCCTTGCGCTAACAAGCAACGGCACGTTTAAGGCCGGTGACTTTTTACAAGTGGGCGGCTATGTGTACAAGGTTACGGCAGATAGCGCCGGTTCTTCTGTCGGCATCCATCGCCCTTTAATTGGTTCGCCCGCATCAGGCGCAAGCCTTACTTTAGGTACGGCGTGTACGTTTAACGTGGTTGCCGAAGTTTGCCCAACCTATACGCTTAACCCAATGACAAGCGGCGCGTTTGTGCAATGGGATGCGCCATTTGTGTTTAGGGAATACATCACATGACAACCATTAACGCCGTTACCGGCTCACAGATCAATCATGCGGAGTTTGTAAAGCTAACCGTTGGCAATGCCGCTACGGTGTACACGTTTTGCAATGCCGCCGCGCCTATCACCGTGGGCGGCATCACGTTTGCAAACCTTGGCGCATTGCTTAATGTTGGCGATGTTCAGCGGGATATTAAAGCTACATCAGATGACATGACAATTGCCCTAACCGGCATCGACCCAACAAACGTGGGCATCATTTTAGGCAACGACATTAAAGGTTCGTTGGTCGAAGTGTGGCGCGGTTTCTTTGATTCAAACAACCAAATCATTACAACGCCATCAACGCAATTTTTTAAACGCTACCAAGGCATTATCAGTAGCGTATCAATTACAGAAGATTTTAATTCTGAAATGCGAACACGCATTGCGACTTGCTCTATTGCCTGTTCATCGATGCGCCGAATATTAGAAAACAGATTGTCGGGCGTTAAAACTAACACAAACAATTGGCAATTTATTTATCCCGCTGATACATCAATGAATCGAGTTAGTGAAATTTCAAACCAATATTTTGATTTTGGCAAACCCCCTATGACGCAAACACAAGCAAGCGAAACAACCGTGACAATGGATGGCGGCGGCGGTGATGGCGGCGGCGATGGCGGTGCGCCGGATTAAAAATATGATAAGACAAGCAACAAGATATGACATACCAAGATTGTTAGAAATTGTGGAGGCTTACGCTTATGAAAACCCTATTAAAAAACTTGGTCAATCGTGTAACCACTTTCCCCGTTATGTTGAAGAACTATTGTTCAGCATTATTCAAGGGCGTGGGTTTATTTATATCGACTCGAATATGCGCGGCGCGATTGTGGCTTACAAAACTTCTAACATTTGGTCGCCCAAAGTGAAAGAGTTAAACGAACTGTTGTGGTGGGTAGAACCTGAACATCGCAACGGCACGGTTGGCGGTAGGTTGTGGAAAGCGTTTGATAACCACGCACAAGCAATGCTAAAGGCCGGTGACGTAGATTTTGTTTGCACATCGATTTCAGCCAATGGGCCGCTAATTAATTACTCGCGCCGCGGATACAAACCGCTTGGCGCAACTTTTGTTAGGGAATAGAAATGGTTGCAACACTAATTGCTTATGTCGGTACGGCTTTAATGGTTAGCCCTGCCGTTGCAACTTTCATTGTTAACTTTGCTTTATCGTTAATTGTTACCCGCGTCTTTGCTGACAACCCTGAAAAACAACAGGACATGGGCGTTCGGCAACAAGTACCGCCAAGCGCGGTCAATGCCATTCCTATTGTGTACGGCGATGCCTACATGGGCGGCACGTTTGTTGACGCGGTGCTAACCGTTGACCAACGCAAAATGTATTATGTATTGGCAATCTCAAGCATAAGCCCTAACGGTCAGTTTACGTTTGACCAAACCGATATGTATTTCGGTGATAGAAAAATTGGCTTTGACCCAACAGAACAAGGCAAGGTTATTACGCTAACCGATGAAGCAAGCCCGCCAAACGTAGATGACAAGATAAGCGGCAACCTATTCATTTACTTGTTTACATCGACACAAGCCGGAGTTATTACAGCAATCAATAGCACAGGCACATTGCCTAACGTCATCATGGGCGGCTCTGACATTGCCGCCGCACAGCGTTGGCCCGCGTCCAATCGCCAAATGAACGGTTTGGCATTTGCAATTGTTGTACTAAATTACAACCGTGATGCCGGTACTACTCAACTGTCGCCAATAACATTTAAAGTTAAGCACGCATTGAATGGCACGGGCGTAGCAAAGGCCGGTGACGTTTGGTATGACTACATGACCAACGATGTTTACGGCGGTGCTGTAGGTGCGTCATTTGTAGATGCGGCAAGCGGTACGGCCTTAAATGTTTACGGCGACCAAACAATAACATTTACCAACAGTAGCGGTTCACCATCTACGCAAGCACGTTACCGAATCAATGGCGTATTGGATGCAGGGCAATCGGTTCTGTCTAATGTTGACCGTATCATGTCAGCTTGCGATTCGTGGATGACATATAACGCCGCCTTGGGTCAGTGGTCGGTTGTCATTAACAAAGCCGAATCTGCATCTTATGCGTTTAACGATAACAACATCATTGGTGAAATTCGCGTTAGTGCAAGTGACTTAACAAGTTCAATCAATCAAGTTGAAGCACGATTCCCGTTTAAGGGCAACCGCGACCAAGCTAATTTTGTCAACATTGAAACGCCTGTTGGCTTGCTGTACCCCAACGAACCGGTCAACAAGTATTCAATAACCTATGACATGGTTAACGACTCAGTGCAAACGCATTACCTTGCTAACCGTTTGCTTGAACAAGCCCGCGAAGATTTAATTGTTGGATTTAACACAACCTATTACGGCATACAAGTTGACGCGGGTAATGTGGTCAGCGTAACCAATAGCGATTACGGTTGGAACGCAAAGCTATTCCGCGTAATGAAAGTAAACGAAGCCTCGCTACCCGATGGCAGTTTAGGCGCACGGTTAGAGCTTAGCGAGTACAACGCGCAAGTTTATGACGATCAACCTATAACGCAATTTGCACCCGTGCCAAATTCGGGTTTGCCATCGGTTAGTTATTTTTCGCCTTTAGCCGCGCCTACCGTTACAGGTTTCCCAAGCGCAACAATTCCCTACATTGACGTACAAGTGTATGTACCGGCAACAGGGCGCGTAACTTTTGGAAATCTATTTTGGACATCTAGCGCAACGCCTACCGCCGCCGATTGGAAGTTAGTAACAAGCGCCGCAACAGTTAACGGTCAAGCGGTAATAAATAACACTTACTACACGTTTGCAAACATTACCTTAAATACTGGCACATATTACTTTGCCTACAATGTTGGTAACGAAGTAACAACTTCAACTTTAAGCCCCATTAGCGCGGCATTTGTTTGGAATCCAACAGCATCCGCGGGCGTTAACGGTACACGCACGGCAATCCTAGATGTTTACCAATGGTCGGTTAATGCGCCGACTGTATTTCCTGTTGGTACTTCTGTTTACACATGGGCCACAGGACAATTTACCGCCCCTGCTACGTTAAACGGTTGGTCGCTAACACCGCCCGCAACCGTGCTAGGTCAGAACCTTTGGATTGCACGAACGATTTATGCCGACACTTTGACAACAGCAACGTCAACCGTTACTTGGGCGGCAACAGCGGCTTATTCTGTAGGCGGTGCGGGAACAAATGGAACACGAACAGCGTTTCTTGAAGTTTACCAATGGGCCGCATCAACTCCTACCACGTTTCCATCAGGCACTTCTACCTATACATGGGCCACAGGCGCGTTTACAGCCCCGTCAACAGCTAACGGTTGGTTGCTGACACCGGCGGCCTCAATTGCAGGTTACACGCTTTACGCTTGTTCTGTTCAATATGCGGATACCTTAACAACTGCAACATCTACAGTATCTTGGACAACATCAACAGCGTATGCAATAGGTGCGGCGGGAACTAATGGAAGCGCCGGTAGTGCGGGTAATAGCTTTCGTATTGCGTATTACACTCAATCGCAGTCATTAGCCGCACCAAGCGTTTCGCCTAACCCAACAACCGGCAATTCATCATTCCCGTCAAGCGTTGCATGGGCGGGAACTATTACAGCGCCTACAGGCGGTCAGTCACTTTGGGCAATTGACGGTACTTATGTCGCGTCAACAAATCAAACAACGTGGTCAACGCCTTATTTAACACAAGGCATACCAACCACGGTTCAATCTGACAACTACGTTTTAAATACTTCCGGTTGGCAAATTCAGCGTGATACAGGAAACGCATTTTTTAACAATGGAACATTCCGCGGAAATATTAGCGGCGGCGCAAATATTGAAATTACCGGTTCTGCTAAATTTAACGGTGCGGTCACTACAACTGCGGGAACAAGCGCAATTACGGCTAACGTAACTTTTGCTCAGCGTTATGGACTTATTGCTTATGCTGACAATAGTCCTTACAGCCCTGTAGTACAAACTGCGGCAGTTTATGGCGTTGGTTCAGGAATGGCTTTTGGTATTCGTGGAGAATCTTACGGTACTGGCGGTGTCGGAGTTGTTGGGTTTGGAGATCAACATGGCGTAGAAGGTAATTCTAGTGCTACAAGTGGAGTTGGTGTTCGTGGTTATGGTTACGCCGCAAACGGCACGGGGGTTAGCGGTGTTTCCTACGGAACTGGCCCTGCGGTTTACGGCAATTCATTAGGCGGTGGCCCTGCCGTTTGGTGTGATGGAATATTTAAATGGAGTACATATTCTATTGCCGTGCCTACCGGAAGTTCAAGCGATGTTTTGCGCGGTAATGGCACATGGGGCGCAGTTAGTTTTGCCACAAACGCAACAAACGCAACCAATGCAACATACGCGGATTACTTAGGCGGTGTCATTGCAAGTTCATGGGCAAGGATTTTTCCAACCAATGCGGGCATAGCAAACGCCGGTGGTTCGGGCTTAAATATTCTAGGTAGCGGCTCAACAGGAATTGTTGGTGCGTATGTAAAAACATTTGGCTCAAGCAACATCGTAACAATTGAAGTTGTAACAACAAGCCCGTCTGATATACGTTTAAAAGAAGAAATAGCAGATAGCGATTTAGGCTTGGCCTTTGTCAAACAATTGCGCCCCGTTTCTTACAAACTAAAAGCCGACCCAAAGCACCAAAAAGGCTACGGGTTTATTGCTGACGAAGTAGATCAAATTATCGAATCCGGTTCATCGCTTGTATATCACGAAGCCGATTGGAAAGTTGGCGATGAAACAGGATTTAAAACAATTCACTACCCCTCGTATATCGCTGTACTGACAAAAGCTATACAAGAGTTAACCGCCAAAGTTGAGGCGTTAGAAGCCAAATTAAAAGTGTAAAAGTTTATTGATGTAATTAAACAAGATTGATAGAATAACCGCACTACAAGACAACATTCGTACCCTGCGAGAACGCGGGGCGCGTCACTACCTGAGTTCGGGGAAAACATGGCTGTCTTTAGTAAAAATTCAATTACGCAAGTAAGCGGGTTTAACAACCCTTGCATTACTGGTGAACTTGTCTATCAGCAAAAAACATATTGGAACTTAGTTCTAACTGCTGAAGATGGCGTAACGCCTGTTAGCTTGGTTGGCGCAACAATCAACGCACAAATTATTCGCCGCGAATTAACCAATGTTCAAGATACACGCTACGGCCTGTCGTTTGACATTAGCAATTACAGCCCGCCCCCAACAGCAATTGTATTGACCATCAGCAACCGCGTTGATGCGTCCGGCGCTTTTACTTTAATCATTGACGATACATCTTGGAGTTTGGTTGACTCTGACACCCAACTTGCAATCAATTCTGTCAATGGCGCAGGGTTTTCAGGACGCATCAAAATTACTTTCCCTGTAGTTGGCACAACGCCATCTGAGGACAACATTATTTTTCTGCTGTTCATCGTGCGTTCTGATGGCATCGTGAAAATATAAGGGAAGTTAAATGGCAAACATAAATGTCAGTACAACTTCAGGCAATACAGTACAAGTTAAGGTCACGCCCGTTCCGAACCAAGTGGTTCAAATTAACCGCGGCGTGGAAGGGCCGCAAGGCCCTGCGGGTGGTGCAACTATTGGCGGTTATCCAACGGTCATTACAAACCCGCAAAACCTTGATGCGTTAATGTTTCAAAGTAATACATGGGTCAACATTGCCCAAACTGAAATCGCCGATGGCGGCAACTTTTAACAGGAGTTTTAATCATGGCAAATACAATTCGAATTAAACGCCGCGCTAATGGCGGCGGTGCGGGCGCACCGGCAACCCTTGCTAACGCTGAGTTAGCATTTAACGAACAAACGAATATTTTGTACTACGGTACAGGAACAGGCGGTGCGGGCGGTAGTGCAACTGCAATCATTCCTATTGCGGGAACTGGTGCTTTTGTCGATACATCTACCAACCAAACAATTGCCGGTGTAAAAACTTTCAGTAGCACAATTGACGGTTCTGTCAACGGTAACGCGGCAACAGCTACCGCGCTTGCTACAGGCCGCACAATCGCCATTACAGGCGACTTAGCTTATACGTCAACATCGTTTGATGGAACAGCTAACGTAACCGCCGCGGGTACTTTGTCAACGGTCAATAGCAACATTGGCGCGTTTACCAAAATCACC